AAAATAGTTTACAATTATGTAAACCAGGAACTATTTTAATAATGGATGATACAGATAATATTGAATTATTAAAGGTTTGGTTAAGATATTCCAGTTCGTATAAATTACTAAATTTTTATAAAGGAAATTTTGTTGATACTAAATTTCATAACATAAAGATTTATCCTTAAAATTTTATACCTCAATTTCTTGATGAAGTCTGTCGCTCATAATTCTGTATCTCTCGTTTTCCAAACTTCTCAATAGTAAACTCCAAGGCGTACAAGACTGAAGAGCATCCATTCCTTGATCACAGAACAAATTAAGCAATACTGGACTAAAACCTGACATCATTGATGTATTGGGTTGATTAGAAAGTGAAGGAAATCCAGAAGTGCTTCTAAGATTCCAGAATAGAATATGAGGAGGCTTATAGGGTGATCCATGTACTCGAATACCAGCTGCTTCATACTTAGCCTTCATGGTCTCGTAAAGGGCATACTTGTTACATTTGTCCCCATCATCCATCTGCATATCAGACAAGATTACAAGTACTAGATCTTGGACATCTTCAGGAGCCATTTTGTTTTCAATAATCGCATCCAAAATCATGTCAAGTGCCGCATAGAAATTAGTGTTCTGTCCCCATGGAGCGCGCTTAACGACTTCCACTTGAGAAATGAAATCACTATAAGGTTCCAAATTAACCCAAGTAGGAGAAGAACTGAATGTCATAACACGCTTACCTAGAGATGACTTTTCAGCAATACGAATACCAAGAGCAATAGCTACATCCATTGGTTCGCCGTTCATTGATGTAGAAACATCAACCATCGCAATCATCTTGCCAAGTCCACCATTTTGAATAGAATTATCGCGCCATTGCGAGTTAAGAAGGTCATATTCGGCTGGAGAACCAGTGCGAATTATCTCAATTGCTTGCTTGGTAAAGTCGGCCATACTAACGCGCTTACCCTTCATTTCAACCTCGCCTCTAACAGCTTTTTTAAGATGTTCATTAAAGTGTTCAGCGCATTGTATTCTATCACTACTATCAGGGCAACGAACTTCGCCATTCTTTTTAATATTCAAAAACGCTTTCTTTTGCTTTGTTAGCGTAACAGATGTGGTATTGTTAAAGTCAATATTAGCCCATTCATGAGCACACTGTTTAACTTGAACAGTGTCAATATGTCTGTTAAGTGCTGACAATGTCTTACGATATTCAGTCTTACACTTTAGCACTGCTTTTTGTCTACTAAGATCATTATTAGCAGTATATAAAAAATGACTAAAATAATCAATTGCTAGAATTTCATATAGCCATCCAAATGTCGACTTTTCTCTAGGAACCCATTTAGCAGCCAATGAAATATTGGGTGAATTAGAACCTAATAAACTATAATCTTTACGAATTTGTTCATTTGTAAGATTTATAGCATATTGAATTAAGGGATGGTTGGCAGCCTCACCTTGACTCTTACAATATTCGCAAAAATATTTAATATCCTTCCATGAACCATATTGATGAATAGAGCGGTCACCAAGATCTACCAAACACTTTAAAGCAAATGTAGATAGTTCTGGGAAAAATTTGAACCAAGTATGAATCATCATATAAGTTAAAGTATATTCTCCCTTTCCATCAATTATATCGCGCGTGTGACCAATCATTTTATAGAGAATAGAAAGATGCCCTCTAGCTACTTCTTTTTCAGGGAGTGTACCATTTTTAACTTGATGACATAATGTGCTAAGAAAACCGATTAATTTAAGTTCTAAAGGTACTAGATTTTTAGTTCTTGTAAGCTGAAAACTAAACTGAACAATTTGTTCTTGAATAGAATTAGACCATCCATATTCTACATGACCATTCTCTCCAATTTGAGAGGGATTATAATTATCGAGTGCGTTTACGAGTGCTGCCATTTATTAATATAATTATATTTTAGTCTTTATATCGTTTTTTAATTGTTTTTTTATTAGTATTTGAACGTAGATAAATTTTTTTTGTTACGTTATTTGGGTCAACTTTTTTTATTTCTTGTGATTTTTCATAAAATACAAAAATTAAATCATTAAGATCCTGAAACATACTAATTGATTTTTCAAATTTTACAGCATCAATATTCTTAACAATATTTAGATAATTTCTCTCTTCATTCGAATATAACAAAAAATTTTTAATCTCATCAGCATCCAATAATATGTTGTATTTTAAAATAGATAACAATGAATACCTTTTATTATTATTAGTAGAAGAATCCTTAAGTATTTGAATTATTTCTTCTCTTGAAATATAATTAGGAGTAGACATTAAAAATGATTCTTGATTTATTTTTTCTATCTCATTTTCTCTATTTACATAAACAAACTTCAGATTTACATAATATACATCATCTTTGTAAAAATCTTGATATAATCTGTCAGTTTTTTCAAAATTATTTATCCATTCATCATTTAATTCATTATCCATAATATATTATAAAAAGCACATATAATACATTATAATATTTAACTTATTAATTTTCTTTAATAACGTTCCCAATATCTATCATTTTCAATAGCATAATCATCTTCTTCATCATAATCGTCATCATCTGCCATTTGTGCTTCATATTCTTCATCTAATTTATCGAAATATGCGGCATCTTCTTCCCAATTTGGCCATTTAAAAGTTTTTTCCCAAGTTTCATAACCATATAATTCAATAAAATCTCGAGTCCTTCTTTCATGTAAATCACATAAGGCACATAATACATCGTATGCCATTTCATTTTCAGTTTTTTCGGGTTTTTTATTAATAGGCATTTCACCATATTCAATTTTACTTCTACCTGTTAACGGATCTCGTGATATAGTAGCCCATCCAGGTTTAGGTTTTCTTTTATTTTCTTCAATTTTTATAACATTTTGTTTTTTATCATTTTCAATTGAATTTTTTAATTTTTCTAAAAAACTATTATTATTTGTTTCATTTGTATTTTTATTTTCTTTTTTACCTAAACTAGGAAAATTATCAATAGATAATACTTTCGCAACTCTTTCTGCTTGTATTTTATCTTCCTCTTCTTTTCTTAATTTTTCATCCAAAGCTCTCCTTTCAATAGTTTCCTTGCTTTCTCTATTTGTCAATGAATTTCGTTGATATCCATTATTATAATTCATATTAGGTCTATCATTAAATGATTGTTTAAATGAATTACCTTCACTTTTAAATGAATTACCTTTATCTTCTTCACCTTTAAATCTATCTTCATTTATTTTATTTTTATTATTATTATTGTTATTTTTTTTAAAATCTTTGGTTGTAGAAGTCTCATCGGCTAATGCTCCAAAACGTGAATTTTGTTTAAAAATATTACTCATTATAATTTAGTTAGTTATATACGGTTGTTATAATATAATATAATATAAACCTTTTAAATACATTTAAAATATAATTTAATAAGTAATTTTAACAAGTATAACTAATAAGTTAAAGTAATAAGTAATTTAAAGATAACATATTATAATAAATTATCTCCTTACAGCAATCTCTATTTATTAGTATTACTTTGACTACTTTGAAAAAATAATTTTTTATATATATTTACAGGAGGTCGTAATTCTTATTTTAAATTTTAATTAAATTTAAAATTGAAACTGTTTAATAACTTATATTTATAAGTATAACTTATATTATAACCATGTTCAACAGAGTTCGCCATTTTATTAAAAATATTAATCTTAATTCAGGTTTGAATCGAGAGAAATTTATTAATATAAAAAAATGTGTTAATAAAATTGAAAATAAAAATAAAAATAAAAATAAAAATATTATTATTAGAAAAATGACTACATATAGACAACCATTTGTTAATAATAATGATAATAATAATGATGATGATAATAATAATAATAATAATAATAATAACTACTTTTACATGCTTATTATGGCTTTATCATCAGCATATATTCCACACGCTTTAAATAAAAAGTAAAAAATTTATAATAAAGAAAATTTATTATAAATTAATATAAAATTTATAAATTAAACATTTTTTATCTTTTAAATATCATCTACATCAATAAACTCTCCATCATAAGTAGTATCGATTATAGAAGCGCCGCCCGTTTTTGAAGCCTTCATTTGTGCTTCAATTATTGCTTGATATTCTTGAGTCTTTTCATCTCCAAATGAGAACCCAAGCTCAGGACCTTCATTATCTTCGCTTCCAACCATCCTATTATCATTGCTAATAAATCGAGACCAGTTTACACTAGTAATATTATTTTTTAATTTAGTTTTATCATTGTCATTATAAACTTCAATAACATCACAATTCAAAAGTTTTCCCTCAGCTTCTTTTTCCCATTCACGCGTTCCAACAAGCATCCATGTTCCATTCCCAATAAAATTATCGCGTTTACCTCTACCACTAAATTTGCCTCTAATATGACAAAGCATTTCAATACCATCTATTGAAGTAACTTGACACATTTTACCACCATATATTTTGGTAACTTGGGCATATATTTCAGCAGGTTCTTGAGATATTCTTAATTCATTATCTTTTTTGGCAAAGCTCTTACGAGCAAAACCTTTAGCTTTATTTCCTCCAAAGTTCTTGACCATTTTCGTATATATATTATACTGTTTATAATTCTCTTTAAATTGATTTCAATTTTATTTTAAAAAACAACTTAAAGGCGGCGAATTACATAAATCCAGGACCTCTAAGGTTCATTTTACTTTTTTCTGTTAAATTATAAATTGTTTTTACTTGTATAGCAAAATTAAAATTACTCTGATGTAAATTTACAATATTTCCTCTTTGATTTAATAATTTTATTGTTATTCTTGAAATATCAACTGGACCAAAATATTCTCTCTTTTTATAAATAAAATTTGAATTATTATCGAATGTTGTTGAAAATAAATTACTGTTTAATGGAATAACACCTAATATATTTTCTTTTAAAAGCGTATTATCAGCTATTCCATATGTATTTGTTAATGGTTGAGAACCTGTATAATCATCTAAACAAAAATATAAATAGTTTGCATATATATTAGCAAATATTGATTCAGATGTATATGATTTTGAACCACCATACTCAATTTCTCTATAACCCATAAGATATCCCATAGTACTCGCATAAATACCAGGAGGAATTGTTTTTTTATCAGGAGGGTTTACACCATAATCAATA